TTGAACAAGCACCCACGGATTATATTCATTGGCGTGATTTCGGACATTCTGTAGCGCGTACATGGGAAGAAGTAACCTGCGTCTGGCGGTGGGTGTACATGAGCCGCGAAGCTCTAATCGAGCGATTTGGCGAGAAAACCGCTAAGACTATTGCGCTGGATTCTGGCCCCGAAACGCTTACAAACTACGGGCAAAGCACGAAAGAGCGTACCAGGGCAAAGATATGTGAGCTGTGGGACAAGGAAACCGGCAAGGTCTATTGGCTGTCCAAGAACAATCCTACGCTGATTGATGAGCGCGACGATCCGCTGGAACTAGAAGGTTTCTTCCCTTGCGCTACGCCTTTGTACGCAACGATGACATCGGACACCTTAGTTCCGGTTCCTGACTTCATCCTGTACCAGGACCAAGCAAATGAATTAGACATCCTTTCAGATCGCATTGACGGGCTGGTAAAGGCTCTGCGGGTTCGGGGTGTGTATGACGCCAGCCAGCCTAGCCTGCAACGGCTTTTGACAGAGGGCGAGAACAACGCGCTGATCCCTGTTGATAAGTGGATGGCGTTCTCGGAGAAGGGCGGGTTGAAGGGCAGCATTGACCTGCTGCCGCTTGATGTGTTGTCAAACGCTTTGCTGCAATGCTACCGGGCGCGAGAAGATATTAAAGGGCAAATTTACGAGATTACGGGCATATCGGACATTATTCGAGGTCAGACTGCCGCTTCCGAAACCGCTACCGCGCAGCAGATCAAAGGCCAGTATGCCGGTCTGAGGCTTCGCAGTATGCAGGAGGAAGTTGCTTTGTTTGCTTCCGAGCTTATCAGGCTAAAAGCGCAGGTAATCTGCTCTAAGTTCCAGCCTAAAACCATCCTTGAATACGCCGCGGCTGAGCAGATGAGCGAGGCCGACCAAGCTCTGGTTCCGCAAGCCTTGATGTTGCTGCAAGACAGTCCTTTGCGAAACTTCCGAATTGAGGTTGACGCGGATAGCCTGGTCCAACTTGACCAGCAGCAGAACAAGAAAGACCGTGTGGAGTTCCTGACCGCGTTTGGTTCTTTCATGCGGGAAGCGTTACCTGTAGGCCAACAGTCACCAGAGCTTGTCCCTATGCTTGTAGAACTGATGAAGTTCGGCGTAGGCGGGTTTAAGCAAGCCAAAGCAATAGAAGGCACGCTGGATGTGGCGCTGGAGCAGATCAAGCAGAAAGCCGCTGCAAGCCAGCAGAACCCGCAAGAGCGCCCCGACCCCGAGATGATGAAGCTCCAGGCTCAACAACAGCTCGAGCAGGCCAAGATGCAAGCCGCAGCACAGTCAGACCAGATGCGGATGCAGGCAGACGCTCAAGCCGCGCAGATGAAGGCGCAACTCGATGGGCAAATGCACCAGTCCAAGATTCAAGCCGAGATGCAACTAGCGCAAATGCAGGCTCAGATCGAAGATCAGAAAATGCAGCACGAAATGGCGATGAAGGCGCAGACCGCAGCGGCAGAGGATGAGTTCAACCGTTGGAAAGCAGAGCTGGAGGCTGCGACTAAAGTCTTGGTTGCCAGAATTGGTGCAAATCCGGGCGTGGATGTGCCTTTAGTTGAGGCAGCTACGGCAGCCAGCGACCGTATAGCCTCGGAGCTTGGCGATAATGTCCAAAACGCCTTGCAAACTATAGCAGCAATGCACCAAAACATGAACGATATGCAAAACGCAACGATGGAGAAAATGGACAATGTTATGTCGGCTGCAACCGCTAAAAAGCGGATTATTCGCGGCCCTGACGGTAAAGCCATTGGCGTTGAAGTTGTGCAATGAATGGAGGTTGGGACACCGGCACTTGGAATGATGCAACTTGGGACTATGTAACGCCACTCGTTGAATTTGATACCCATGACGGGGATTACCTAAAAAAGAAGTTTGCAAAGGAAATTGCAGATAAGGCGCGTCGTAAGGCAGAGATTGTTTATGCGTTTGAAAAGATTGTAGAGGGTAGGCCAGACGTTGCGGAGGAGATAGCCGCGCCGTTTATTGAAACCAGAGCAGCAACTTTGCCGGCAATAGATTACGACCGGATGCTAGAGGATTTGGACAGAGTGCAACGGATATGGGAATTGCACATCGAGCTTGATGACGAGGATGTATTGGCCCTGCTATGAGAAAAAGCTGGATTTACGTTGATGGCGTAGCGGTAGAAAAGGGTGATTACACGCCAGATCACCACTATGTCATGCCTGACATACAACCTTATCAGTCTATGGTTGATGGCAGCATGATTACCAGCCGCAGCAAGCACCGTGAACACCTGCGGGAACATAACTGCTTTGAGGTTGGGAATGAACGTATGGAGAGCAAGCCTGTCCCTGTTCAGGACACCCGCAAAGAAGTATTGAAAGCGCAGTTGTCAAACATGACGCACTCGCAGGCAAACAAAATACTTAACAAGTTGCGCGACGATATTCGTTTCACCCGTAATTAAACCCCCACAGGGAGTAACAAATGGCAGACCTAAATGAGATTGTTCCGGTAGAAAATGCAGAAGCAAGGCGTGAGTTGCTTGCACAACAGTTTGACGAAGTAGATGCGGCTCCTGAACCCGCACGCGCACGCGACGATACGGGCAAGTATGCGAAACCCGCGCCTGAAGCGGCTTCAGCAGCCATAGAGCCGATTGAGGAACCCGTCTGGAAACGTCCTCCTGCAAGCTGGAAAAAAGATTATCACGAGGTTTGGCAGGGCGCTGACGATAAGCTAAAGGAATACGCTCATCAGCGCGAAGAACAGATGAAAGCCGGTATCGAGCCGCTGAAGTCTAAAGCGCAATACGCCGACCAGATGCAAGAGATAATCGCTCCGTATATGCAGACGATTACCGGCTTGGGCATTGACGCGCCAAAGGCAGTTAAAGCTCTGATGGAAGCTGACCATATCCTACGGACTAGCCAACCCCATGAAAAGCAGCAATATTTCGCTAGACTAGCGCAAAGTTATGGTATAAATTTAAGCGATGTAGGTGGCTTGCAACAACAAGCCCCTGTTGATCCGCAGTTTTACGCACTTCAAAACGAGCTTAATTCGGTTCGCGGCGAGGTGCAAAACTGGAAGCAGCAGCAGGAACAACAACAGAATCAAGTTTTGTTGGGAGAGATAAATCAATTCTCCCAAAAAGCAGAGCATTTTGAAGAAGCGCGGCCTGTCATGATTCAGCTCCTACAGAGTGGCGTGGCGACCGATTTGCAAGATGCTTATGAAAAAGCTATACGCCTTGATGCAGGTCTTTTTGAAACCGTTTACCAAAGCCAACAAGCTACGGCAGACGCGGCGAAAAGAACTGTAGCCGATAGGGCAGCGAAAGCTGCAAGGGCGGCAGCGGTGAGTGTGCGAGGTTCCACACCCGGAGCAGCGACCCAATCCAAAGCGCAAGATCGTCGGGCATTACTTGCTGAACAGTTTGAGAGCATGAGTGACCGGCTTTAATTCACTTTTAAGGAGCTAAATCATGGCATTTGCCAATAGTTCTGTCAGTGATATCATTGCGACCAACATTCAAAGTCGCTCCGGTGAGCTGGCAGATAACGTTTAAATTAGACGTTAAAAAACTTCGTGAATTCGGTGAAAAGCTGCGATGCCAACACCGAGCCCAGCGGCAAAGTTAAAAGGTTGCTGAAGGTGTAACGACTAGGACAAGGCGGAAGCTGAGTCCCACGAGCGCGAAGCGTAAGTATCAACCACAGAGGGGTATCCCAAATGGTGACAATATACGGATTAGAAGATGCAAGTACCGGCGCGGCTTACATAGGTTGCACAGCAGGTAAGCCTGGCAAGCGAATGCGAGAGCATAGAAGTTTGCTAAAAGCGGGAAAGCATAGCTCTACAAAGTTGCAAGAAGCGTGGAACGATCACGCTGGACAGTTTCAGATGCGGGTGCTTGAAACGATGCCAGCAGAAGTTTCGGTGATTGAGAAGCGTGAGCGCGAGTTGTCTTGGATGAAACATTACAGGGCGCAAGGCTTGTTGCTAAACGAAAATGAAGTTTCGTTTCAACCAACACCTTATGCTATTGCCAGAGGACGATTAGCGACAAAGGCG